GCGTAGTATTTATTTTAATTTGAAGAACCCAGAATTATTAGAGCAATTAACCAGTGGACAAATCAAAGCGCACATGGTAGCATTCATGACTCATCAAGAAATGAACCCGGTGAAATGGGAATCTCTGATTCAAGAGAAAATAAAGCGTGACAAGAGTAAATATGAAACCACGATGGAGGCTGCGACCGATACTTTCACTTGTCGTAAATGTCGTTCAAAGAAATGTACCTATTATCAGATGCAAACCCGGTCAGCGGATGAACCGATGACTACATTTGTCACCTGTATTGATTGTGGTAATAGATGGAAGTGTTAAACTCCGCATTGTTACGGGGATGGAATCTTTGGTACATCGGTTGATCCAAAACCGCCTGAACCTCGTTTGGTTTCACTGTGTTCAGTGACGGTTCCTATGATTGGACGATTTATTTTCTCCATGATTAATTGCGCGATTTTATCGCCTTTTTTTACTTCAAATGTGTTTTCGTTGTGATTATTCACAAGTAAAACAAATACTTCACCGCGGTAATCATAGTCGACAACGCCCGCGCTGACATCAATGGTGGACTTGGCGGCTAATCCGGATCGTGGCGCGACACGAAGATAGTAGTGTTCTGCGTCACAGCCTTTCCATGAAACGGAAATACCGGTACCGACAAGTTTTCGTGTTCTAGGAGGGATGGATTCATCGACGGCTGAAAATACATCCATTCCGGCGGCATAATCAGAGCCATATACAGGTTCACGAGCGTCTTCGCGTAGGTATTTTACATTCAACTGTAATTGCGACATTTTATAATATAAAAACAATATCAAAACCTATTTATATTGTTTTTCTCTCATTGATATAAAAATCTAAAAAGAATTTCATCTGGAAATTCTGGTGAAACCTTTCTCAAAAACATAGTATATTCGTTTTCTTTTGTAAATTTTTGAATGTATTCTACATCTTCTTGTGTACCGTGTTTAAACACATATGGACTCGTAGGACTACTTCGTCTATTCCAATCCACACAATGGGTGATTTCGTTAATGACGCCACTGAGTGTTCCCATCGAATACAAAATGATGGCAAAAATGCTTTCATTCGCTAATCCCCCATTACATATTAATTTAAATATACTGCGATTCACTTTTGAATACAAGAGACAATGATTGATGTCTTGTCGATTTAAAATAAACCATGGTTCGTTGGCAAGTCTAAACTCGGGCGCCAAGAAACGCAAATTGGCGCGTTTATGTAATTCCAGGTTCCACCACGCTGGTTTCCACCCCATGATGCTTTTGTCGTGGTTTTTTATAAAGATTTCCCTAAATTTGGCGGGTGGCACAATTGGTGCACATGCCTCTGTTAAAAAACAGAATTGAGTGTTTTCCTTGTCGTGTAACATGGCGTAATATGCGGTCGACAAATAAGCGTTCACTACATGATAATAAGAGGTTTCAACTATGTATTCCCTCGGTATTGCGTGTTCTTTTATCCAAGGTGACTTGATCATGTTGATGTCCTTGTAATGGAAATATACATTGATTATATCTTTATTGTGTTCTATCCAGTCACTCCATATATGTTCCTTGTTCACCTCGTGATTGTAACTAATTAAAAAACACAATGCTATTTTCATTCTTTGTATTTATACTTTTTCTTTACATTTTTATTCTTCAAAAATTACTTGTTTGAGAGAAAAAGGTCTTCGAATAAAAAGATTGGAATTTACTTGTTTTTATTCAAAATATTCGAAGATCTGGTTTACTAGAATTTCTAATTTTCAAACAAAAGTAATTGGAAAAATCAAAAATGGACATTTTTGGTATGTCCATTTTTGAAAATCCTAGGGATTCATGTTAAAAACACTGTTTTTTTGGGTGTTTTAGAGCATAAAGCTCTCCTGGGCCTTTCCTGGATTTTTCGATGAGAGCATAATTTTGTGAGCATAAATTTTAAGTTTTTTGAGGAAAAGGGTTTAGGGATTTTTTTGTAAGTATAATATACAAATGGATACTTACATTTTTGGGGACAAAAAATCCCAAAAAATCCCCAAATATAATTGTGAATATTGTGATTATAATACATGTAATAAAAAGGATTATACAAAACATTTACAAACCATAAAACACACATCAATGTCAAATACTGACGGATACTTACACAATACTTCCAAAAATCCCACCACACCATATTTTTGCGATTGTGGAAAAAAATACACTCATCGACAGAGCTTGTATACTCACAAGAAGAAATGTAATTTTGTGAATGAAAATATTCAGGTGACGATGGAAGAAAACAATGACGAAACCAATGATGATGCCAATGAAGAAATCAAACAAGAAAAGAATGATGTTATACAGGTAATCAATGAAAATGAACATAACCCAAATGGTCAAATGGATGTACTAATTAATTTGTTTCAAGAACAACTTAAAGAAAATAAGGAACTTAAAGAACTTATTATTGAACAACAAAAGAAGATATTAGAAATGGGTGTAGGAACAACCAATATTATAAATACGCAAAATAATAATAAATTCAACTTGAATGTATTCTTGAATGAGACATGTAAAGATGCGTTGAATCTAAGTGATTTCCTGGAATCGTTAATCTTAAGTTTAACCGATTTTGAGAATTTTGGACCCCTCGGGTATTGCGGTGGTATAAGTAATATCTTGGTCAATGGATTGAACAAACTAGATATAAGTAAACGCCCGATTCACTGTAGTGATCTAAAGAGAGAGGTGATTCATATCAAGAACAACGACACTTGGCATAAAGACGACGATAAACAGCAAATGATAAAGGCCATTAAGGCGATTGAACACAAGAATGTCAAGCAAATGTCGCTTTGGGCAAAAGCCAACCCGGAATATAAAGATCCCAATAATAAAAAGAGCGACTTGTATACCAAACTGATTGACCAGAGCTTGTGTGATACCGATAAAGAAAAAGCGCAAAAGAATTACAATAAAATTATTCGAACCGTCGCCAAGGAAATATTAGTAGATAAATAAATCGGTAATAAAGATAGTCGGACTAATAAATATATGTATTCAATAAATAAATATATTTTTGAAGAAGTATGTGATAACAATATGGAAATATATAATGACATCGTTGGTAAACTGGCGCATGAAAAAAGTATTCCAGAAATACGACAACTTGTTCATAAATTGGTGGGTGTTATTCTTATTCTTGAAGGAAAAAACTATGAAATCATGTATTATTTGAAATTGTTGTTGAATATAGATAAAAAAGAAACGAACCTAAAGCATTACCAAACATACCTCAAAATGATTACAGATTACGACAAAAGTTTTTTGGGGTTATAGGATTATAGGTGTAGCTTACTTCCGAGTGTTTTGAAATATGTATTATTATAAGTTAAATTTTTATCCAATGCTTTGGCTAGTGTTTTGTCGCTTATTTTTATTTTTTTTATACAATCATATTTACATGTAAACTCATTTATTAAATGACCAGCTGAATTATATTGTCCTATACCATCCTTATATAAAAGCGGGTCTCCATGTTTTTCAATAAAAGCATCTTTTATTTCAGACGGACATTTATCAAATAATACATAATAATTTCCCTTTGTGATTGAACCATTTTTTACTGGATTATCAAGTGCGGAAGATGAATCATAACCATTACTTATTGATGCTGTTTTTCTATCCAAATAAATATTTAAAATTTCTGTTTTTTCACTATTTAATTTCGCAATATATCCAAGATTTTGGTTTTTTGTTACCTTTGTGGGAATTATATTATCAATAATATTTGGGTCTTTATTCCGCTCAACATACAACCAGCGAAATCCTTGATATATGGTATTTTCTTTTACTGCTTTATCAATAGTAGGTCGTTTCATAACAAAATTAGATTCTTTTATACATTCAGAAACACTTTCATATACTTTGACTAAATTCAAATTTTCCGGGTTTATTTTTTGTAATCTGGGTCCTAATGTTACAAGTGGTTGTTCAAATCCAGTGGTAACTTTTATTTGCGTAGGACATATTTTTTCTAATATTTCTCTGTTTGACTTTTCTAAATTTTGAATAATTTTCATCATTTCTTTTTGATTGTTCAACAATTCTTGTATAATAGAAATATTATCGTATTGTTCTTGCGTTTGTTTTGATGAAGCAATCACTTGTTTAAGTGTTTCATTTTCAACACGCAAATATTCAATATTATTGTTAAATGATTTTATATTTGTATTAACAATATGTAATAACATTTTATAGGTTAAATTTTTTCCAATTAAAAATAATTCGTTTTCATTTTCGTGATTTTTTAAATCATTTACTTTATTGAATTTTATATTTTCATGTGATAAAATAAATTTTTCAAAATCCTTGCTTTTATCTACTAAAAAACAATCTAATAGTAAAGTTTCTTCATATTTTGACTTGTGTTCATTGTATCTGTCTTGAATACCTCTTCTACTTTCACCAATTTTTACTATATAAGTGCCATCACTGTTGGATTTTACTTTTACTATATAAAATAATGAACCAATATGACCATATTCACGAAGTAGCATTTTTTCCCTTTCCCGCAATACTTTTTCGTCCAATTCTTTTTTGTTAGTTTCCTCAATTTGAACGATTTCATTTTTTGCTTGTTCGAGTTGTAATTTCAATTCGTATTTTCCATTCAAACGGATTTCTGTAATTATTTCACAAACCCAGTTTTGGAACTTTTCTGCTATTGGTTTTCTTGATTTGAATAATACTTTATATAAACCTTTTTCAGTAAGAAATATAATATTTTGTTCTCTACCCGTGCTGTCCATAGTATGGACACCACACTTTTCAGTATCATCAAAATTAGAAATTGATGTTCTTATATTACCCATTTCTAAAACATTTCCTATATCACTTGCGCGAAATAAAGGTTTGTCATATGTTCCCTTAATTACAATTTCAGTATGTAAATTATTTGTATTAAACGCCTTAACTATTTCCATTGCTGTATATATACAATATACAACACTTTAAGTTATTTTCGTATAATATTAATTTTATTTATAAAGGGGTGTACTCCCTTTTGAGTGTGCTGTCAGTAATAATGACAACACCTTTTTGCTCTTGAGTTTGCATAAGCAAAAACTTCCTTTCCTAATTGGGAAAGCAACTATTTTAATACTATATGTGACTATAGTATTAAATTACCTCAATAAAAAGTAAAAAAAATTTGTAAAATATAACACGATATATGCTGTATAGCCCGCTCAATTACTGTATGCTAATCCACCCATGCCCGACATGATTCTTAGCACGTTATAGTTGGTGGCGTAGACACGAACCTTTGCGGTTCTGGTACCTTCAACGGTTGCGTTGGAAAGAACTAATTGAAGAGTAGCGTTATCAATTCTGGAGAAGTTGCATGTGCCGCTTGGTTGATGTTCTTCTGGGCGAAGAGCAAATGAGTACACATTGATACCCTCATCAGGATTGCGGGTATGTGTTTGGTATGGTTGTACCCATGAGAAGTATGAACCTTCACGCTCGGAGAAACGATCTTGTCCGTTAAGTTGTAATTTGGCAACAACAACTGGGTTTTGTCCCCAACAATGCATGTCCAAAGAGGTTTCGGATAATACGAAGGTACCAGCATCAGATACTGATGATCCTTCGTTGTGTCCCTTACCACCGAAATCGGAGGTAGTTAAACCTAGAGAAGCTAATGCGGCAGCATTGTCAAGAGCAGGGTTTAATGGGACAGCAGATCCACCAAAGTTGGTTTCATTGTATGCGTTGTTGTTGACTCCTCCGTGCCAGTATCCAGTGAAACCATCAGGGATGGAAGCATCAAGAGCACCAGCATCTTGGAATAAACCACGAGCATCAATGAAAGCATTGGCACCGGCGGTGGCATCAGGACCTCCAAAGGCATGGATAGCGTTTGGAAGAGCATCGATGGCATCAGTGTAGTTGAATGGTTGGGCACCTAATACCTTGAATAAAGTGGCATCACATAAAAGGGATGAACAGTAATCTACGTTTTGATCAGGTTGGACGACCCAGATTAATTCCTTAACAGGGTGGTTGAAGTTCAACTTGATTTTGTTGGATGAGGAACCGACGGATTCATCACCAGTGAATTGTAATTGGGTGATTAAGTATTCATGAGGATTTTGTGCGAATCTTCTGCGTTCATCAGTATCTAAGAAGACATAGTCAACATATAAGGAAGCAGCAACAAGGGATTGGTTGTATGCGATGGTGGCAGTGACTGGAGTTCCAACTTGGTATTGGTTGGCAGCACTGTTGGCATATGGACCTTGTTTTGGGTTTTGGGTGGTGTTGCAACTTAATGAAGTAACAGCCCATAAACATTCATCAATTGGTCTTAAATCAAGGTTAATCTTGACTTCGTGGTACTGTACGAACCACTTATACCCCTTCTTTCGAAGTATTTATTGGCATTCTCATTGCGATTAACTTGTTACATAAATGAGAACTTAGCCAGGGACTAGACTATATCTTAAGTCTTCTACGAAGTTGATTAGACTTCTCAGACCCATAACCATTTAGTCGTTGAACCGTCCTCATATCCTTATCATAATGGAATTAGAGGCTTGGCTGCGGATTGTCTATTTCAAATACCTTTTCAGTATTATCATACGAGGGATTTTTACCATACCTGAGTTCTAATCTCAGCCATCGTAAACTTTCATTTACGATTTGGTACCCTAAAAATTGATTATTTTGTGAATTAAAGCGTGTTATATTCACGATATTATTAAAATAGTAGTGTAGTAGTAGTTTGTCTTTTTTTTGTAAATTTTCAGTAGAAGTAAGCGGTTGTAAATTAATCCAATGGAAACAAATCATTTTATCATTGTCATTTATTAAATTGAATCGATTAATAGGTAATATATGATCTATATGCCAATAACTACCTAAATTATCCCAATTCATATTTTCATCAAACCTAAATTCTAACCATTTTTTAAGAAATTCTATATCACAACCAAGATACTCAATAGAAGATTTGTTTTTGTTTCTTTTTAATGCCTTGCTTAATCTGCTTCTAATAATTGAAACCAATTGAAAGTTTTCATCATTTTTATATCTTTCTTTTAAAACTTCTTTTCTTTTGGTCGAATTTCTTTTAGCGTTTTCTTTCATTTTTTCTTTTACTTCTGGTCTATGAAAATATTCATTACTTCTTTCTTTTATTTCTGGTTTATTTCTATATTCTTCATATCTTTGTTTTACTTCTGGACGATGATAATATTCTTTGTATTTTTGTTTCTCTTTTTCTTTTACTTCCGGATTACTTCTATATTCAGCTTTTCTTTGTTTAATTTTTTCTTTATTTTCTGACATATATTTTTCGGTATGAATTTTATCACATTCCTTACAACAACATCTAAAACCATCTTTTGTTCTTTTGTTCTTTTGTTTTTACTAAAACAAAATATTGATTTTGACAATTTACATTTACTACATGTTTTTTCAATTATTGTATTATCGTTTTCTTCAATTTCCATTCTACTATTTATATTTAATATATACACTTTATTTTTAATCAATTTTATTTTTACATCTTTAAGAGTTTCCCGCAATTTGGATATGTTGCCAGTTGCGATTCAATAGCAACTGACTAGCATCTGGGATTGACAATTTTCATTGTCCCGAGACCACAACAATTTTTCCCTAAAGCATTGCTCGGATACTTTAGGTTGGATACTTTTCTGCCCTACAGATTTTAAGGCAATTAATGGAAGGGCTAAACCAGGGTTCGTGCAAAACCAAAATTGTAATGGAACATACAAGGTAGTCTCTGGTAAAGCGTTACGAGGAGCGCACACTTGACGAGGTGCGGTGGAGTCACAAGGACCATCAACATCAGCGAAGGATGGATCAGTGATGAAGGTTAATTGGGTGGTGTTACCAATCATCTTGAAGTATCCGCGTTGTTGTTCGGAGGTCATGGTAAGTTGGTTCCAGATGTGCATCCAATCACCGTATTGACGGTCAATGCGTTGACCACCAATTTCGACTTCAACTTGGGCGATTAATTGCTCACCAGGGTAATCTAACCAACGAGCATAGACTGAGTGAGCACCTGAGGATAAGGTGGATGAGTTGCCCATCAATTGGTTGATTTCAGGTAAAGTGACTTGTAAGTATGTTCTGTATGCAAGATCACCATTTCTGGAGATGATGCAGGTGACACGGCGACCGAAATCGGCTTGACCGTTGAAAGTTTGTTCGATTGACTCAATCGAAAAGTTGGTGTAACGTCTGTAAGTTACTTTCCAAAAAGTAATCTGCGGATTGCCTGTTAAGTACACATCTTGCTTTTGTGTTCCCTAATATTTCTAAGAGGGGTAGAGTACACCTTAAGAAATTTCCGGTTTTGCTAGAACCATCATAAATTCCCGATTGCCGTCTACTCGTTGAACCTTAATCTTATATCTGCGGTATTTAAATAATTTAATGCGGAGTTTAATTTTTCTTCCAAGGAAATTGTTTTACCAAAAAAACTTTTATCTTTTAAAAAAGGATGATGAGATATTCTATAACCTTCTTTACCATTACTATCTTTATAGTGTCTTAAATATTTTGGTAATGAGGAGTCTTCTTCTCTTTTCCTTATTCTTTTCGGATATACTTTTCCTAAATTTTTTCCAATCATATTTATTCTTTTTAAATTAATTGTTTCTTGAGAATTTCTACCAGATGACCCACCTAAAGTTAGGTTGTATCCATGTGGTGACATTGTATTTAATAATTCAATATAGTAATTTTCGTAATAATTTAATTCGTCAATAGGACATTCTTTCAATATTTCTATTGAAAAATTTTCAGACCCATATTTTCTAATGGAATTGTTTAATAATCTACAACAATTTTTTCCATTCGAATCTCGTATATGATCTTTCCACCTATTAATATATCCCCATTTTTTACCACTTGATAAAATTTTAACACATTGACCAACATACATTTTACCAGAGGGGCTCTTAATACAATAAATTTCTCCTTGATTATCCATTAATTTAATTTAATAAAATATATTTAAA